GAAGGCCATCGCCAATGCCGTCAAGGCTAACCTCGAAGCTCAGGCCAAAGAGGCTAAGGTCCCGGCGGGAGCACCCACCAGAAGTGAGATATCCCTTGAGGGACTTTCCCCCAGGGAGAAGATCGCCGCTGGAATAATGTCATTGCGAGGAACGCAGTGACGAAGCAAACTCAAAAAGGAGGAACAAGCTAATGCAAGACATCATCGAAATGGGAGTTTGGGCTATTATTGGAATAGCCATTCTCAGTGTGCTAGCCACGCTGGCCATCCACTTCCTGTCGCAGCGTTCGCAGCAGCACATGAACGAAACCTCCCAGTCTAACCTCTACAACCTACACTCGTTGGGCATCCAGGCCATTATCGGAGCTAACGAGATGAAGATTGTGGACGATAGCCTGCAAGACACCGAAAAGAAAAGCTAAAAAGGAGGAACTAGCTAGACATGACAATATCTTTAGCAGAAGCCAGTAAACTCTCGAACGATATCCTGCTTAAAGGTATCATCGAGACAGTAATTAAGGACAGCCCCATCTTAGAGAGGCTGCCCTTCATTCAAATCGTCGGCAATAGCTTTAAATACAACAGGGAGAAGACCTTGTCGACCGTTGGCTGGTATGCCCCGGTAACCGGTGCTTGGACTCAGTCCGAGCCGGCTTTCGAGCAGTGCTCGGCCAGTCTGGGCGTCCTCGGCGGAGACGCCGACGTGGACAACTTTCTTAAGGCCACCCGGAGCAACATCCAGGACCTCGAGGCCGCCGTCATCGAGCAGAAGGCTAAGGCTCTCAGGCACGAGTTCGAGAACACCTTCCTTAACGGAGACTCGGGCGTCGACGCCAACCAGCCCGATGGCCTCTATAAGACCATGAAAGGCACCGCCTGGGCAGCCAGCACCGCCTATACATTAGGCCAATTTGTCGTGCCCACGGCCGGCCTCGAAAACGGATTCCGTTACGAGTGCACCACCGCCGGCACCTCAGGATCCTCAGCGCCTACCTGGCCCACCACGGAAGGGGCCACGGTAGCCGACAACACCGCCGTCTGGACCTGCCGTTACGGCAGCCATCAGGGCTCAGGAGCCAACGGAGCCACCCTTTCCTTGACCAGCCTGGATAAGCTTATTGACCTGGTCAGAGGCGGCAAGCCCGACTTACTCTTAATGAGCCGCCGGTCCCGCAGGAAGATTGTGACCCTGGCCAGAGCTGCGGGCACCAATCTACTTATCGGAGAGGGCGCGCTCGGCCAGGTCGTTGAGTACTTTAACGGCATCCCTGTGGCCATCTCCGACTGGGCAAAGGATAACTACACCGTCGGCACGTCGTCCGACTGCTCTGCCATCTTCGCCTTCCAGATGGGTGAGGGGGGAGTCTGTGGACTTACCAGCCCTGAGATGATTCAGGTTGAGCGTCTTGGCTCACTGGAGACTAAGGATGCCACCAGAACCAGGGTCAAGTGGTATGTATCACTGGCTCTCTTTTCCGTAGTGAAGGCTGCCATGCTGACGGGGGTGAGAGACTAATGCCTATGTCAGGCAGGGATGTCATTGCGAGGCACGAAGTGCAGTGGCAATCCCCTGGCATGCACTTTTTCACCTCCTTCGCAATGAGGCGGGAGGGGGAAGGTCGAGCCCCCTCCCCCTCCAAAGAGGAATGTAGAAAGCAAAATGCAAAAGGCAAAAATACAGAGTAAAAATCAAAAGTTTTACATTTTGAGTTGTCATTTTGATTTTTGATGTTTAACTTTTGATTTCTTTGAAGTAACTGACATGAACCTAGTCGAAATGAGAGCCCGGGTCCGACAGGACATCCAGGACACCGACAGCCAGAACTACCGCTGGACGACCGACGAAATCGAAGCAGCTATCCAGAGAGTAGCATTGGAGTATTCTCTCCATGCTCCCATCGAGCAGCAGACCGATATCGCCACTACCTATGGAAGCACCGAGCTCGATATATCAGGACTGCAAGGAGCCCTTAGAGTCGAGTCTGTCGAGTTCCCTATCGGGAAGGCCCCGAAGTATCTGCAGAGGTTTGAGCTGTGGGCTGGTCACGTTTACATGGAGGACGAGGGAGACGGCAGCAACGCCCGTGTCAGATGGCTTAAGAAGCACACCCTCGCCGTCGGGTCCACAACCATCCCAACTGAGCACGAGGAAATCATTGCCTTGGGCGCCACCGGTTACCTGGCCATGTCGGCATCAGCTTATACAGTGGACAGAGCCACTATCGCTGGACATTACGGCACCACGAGCTACAAAGCCTGGGGTCAAGAACGCCTTGACCGCTACGACAAGCAGCTCAAGGCCATCTCCCACACCAGCCGCGTTATCACCAGGGAGCTCTACACGGAAGATTAAAATGCAAAATGCAAAGAGCAAAAACACAGAGCAAAAATGAACATCTTTAAATTTTAATCTGTCATTTTGATGTTTGACTTTTGAGGTTTGATTTATGTTAGAGGTGGGAATTCTGAAAAAGTATGACTCTATAAGCCACAGAGCCAGCGTTCAGCTCATGGGCTCTTTGACCACCTATTTTGACAACGTCCGAGTTGCTAGAAATATCCCTTCCCTTGAAATGGTACTCGGCCGACACGTGTTTATAGCCATTCCCGAGAACAACCCCGGGAACGCCGCTATCATCGCCGTTTTTGACCCATAGCACTAAACTACCCCTCTTAAGATAAGAGGGGTCAGGGGAGTTATGAAAAGGAGAATTATGAGCAAATTAACAGAAGCACTTACAAAGGAGAAAACCAAGGAGGGCCTCCCAAAAGAAGCCTTCGCCATTGTGGAAGACCCTGATGACCCCAGCACCTGGAAGCTTCCCCATCACACCAAAGCCATACTGAGAGCTCTTAAAGGCCGTCTCGATATCGAGAAGACTGTGGACTGGGATAGAATGCCAGCAGCCATCGCCGCTCTCAGCAGAGGCGGATATCGGGGGGAGAGGGTCCAGGCCTCAGAGGAGGACATCATCAAGGCCGCCCGTCACTTAGCGGCCCACTATGAAAAGGCCGACAAGTCCGTCCCCGACACCCTGGGCGCCCTCATTTGAAATGTCCCCCCTCTTAACTTAAGAGGGGCAAGGCCTGCCCGCCGAACACCTGCCCGCCAGGGCTTGGCAGGCGGGAATTCTTTGGCAGGCGGGGGAGTTATGAATGGCTAAATCAGGACTCAAGCATATAGACGTCGGAGCCGAGCTCACCAAAACCGAGTGGGAGAGTGAGGAGAGCCACGAGGTCGTTCACGGCACCAGCTTCTCATCCTCGCCCGTCGAGCGTCAGCTCTTTTACCGGGACGACGAGCACAAGTGGTATATCTATAACGGCTCAGAGTGGGTGTGGCTCAGCGGAGGCGGAGTAAGCACATTCCTTCAGCTCACAGACACGCCGTCCAGCTACTCAGGCCAGGGCGGGAAAGTCGCCAAAGTAAAGTCCTCAGAGGACGGCCTCGAATTCGGCCAGGTCACTGGCATGCAGGAGCACGGCAACGAGTATCACGACCCCGACTTCGCCGAAGTATCCCACACGCACTCCGACCTGTCCCCCGCCCACAAGGACCAAACAACTGGCGTTCATGGAGTAGGGGGGAGCACAGTCGAAAGTGCCTCTGGCTCTCAAGCCAAAGTCGACGCCCACAAAAACCTCACCACCGGCGTTCACGGCGTGGGGGCAGGAACAATCGCCAAAGTGGTGGACATAGCCGTCGATAGCAACCTGTCTTCTGCGGCTCAGGACGCAATCAGTAAGAGGCATACACAGAATACCGACACCAAAATCAGGGATACCGATAACGATACCCAGGTTGACGTCGAGCAGTCTGCAGATGAAGACCAAGTCCGCATGAAGGTCGCAGGCACTGAGGCTTTTTTGCTCTATAACAATGGGGTATTAACTCTAAACAAACAAAGTGGATTTAGAGCTTACAGAACAGCAGCCCAGAGTGTAAGCCCTATGACATGGACTAAGGTTCAATACAACACCGAGGAATACGATATTCAGGGTGAATATGACCATGTAACAAATTTCAGGTTTACGGCTACAAAAGCTGGAAGATACTTAGTAACAGCTATATGTGGACTTGACAACCTATCTGATGGGAAAGCCGTAACGCTCGTAGTAGTTAGGAATGGTGATACAACTACTTGGGTGGGAGCTAGGCGATTAGTCACCGCAACCACTGGTGCTGCTGGAGGCCTTTGCTTCTCTGGCTCAGGCATAATGAACTTAGCAGCTAACGACTACATTGAAATCTACATATTACACACTGACACCGCAGCAAGAAACACCGCAGCAGAGGCAATGTCTGTGTCGTTTGAGGTAATTAAGGTGGCCTAAGACATCTATGAAAACCTTAACCTCCACTCTGCTCGCAAGCCAGAAGAAGCCTCACCGCCTTCCCTACGTCGAGGCTAAAGTCTACGACTACGAGGCCGGCATCAAACGCCTTACCTGGACCCGAGTTTACGAGGGCACCGAGCCCGACAACCATCACGGCATTGCCTTCGACGGCCAGGGCTCTATGCACCGCATCCGTAGTGGAGGGGCTAGTACCCTCCTGTACCAGAAGCAGACGCTTCCCTTTGGTGTCCCGTCATCCTTCCCCC